CAGGATGATTACCTCATCCTGTACCAAATCGCACTTGAGTTAATTGAAAAGGACATGAAATGAGCTACGCAGAAGTCGAAATGAAAGTCATCCAATGGTCGGAGGCTCGTAAGATTATTCCGAACAGCACCCCTATTGCCCAATGGAAAAAGGCCGCAGAGGAGCTGGATGAGCTTCGTGATGCTCTGGTCAAGAATGACCTTGCAATGGCGATTGACGGCGTTGGAGATACCGTGGTGTGCCTCATCAACATTTGCGCCTTGTTGGACATCAATTTGGTGGAATGCTTGAAGGTTGCCTACGAAGAAATCAAAGACCGCAAGGGTACGATGAACGCAGAAGGCATTTTCGTCAAAGAAGTGTGATATAGTTTTTGAAACAGCGGCTAGGTCTTGGGTAGCTCCCTTGACCGAAAAGAGTTACCCCCTTCTCCTGCCGATTGTTTCTTTCAAAGGGGCGACTAAGGTTTGGGTAAAAAATGAGAAAAGCTATTGGCAAGAAATTGCGCTTTGACGTTTTCAAGCGCGATGGATTTATTTGCGCCTACTGTGGCGCAACTCCTCCTACTGTTGTTTTGCAGGTTGACCACATTCATCCTGTTGCAGAAGGTGGAACAAACGACATTGATAATTTAATCACAAGTTGTCAGCCATGCAATATTGGAAAAGGTGCAAATGTTTTAACGGATATTCCTTCGTCCTTAAAAGACAAAGCATCTTTTATTGCAGAACAAGAGGCTCAAATTAAGGGTTACTACGAAGTAATGCGAGAGCAAGAGGAGCGCATTGAGTCTGAAATGTGGGCTATTGCAGAAATTATTGAGTCTGGAAGTCCTGAAAAAGGCATGGACAGAGGATGGCTCTCAAGCATTAAGAAGTTTCTAAAAATTCTTGGCTATTTTGAAGTTAAAGAATCCGCTGAGATTGCAAGGGCTAAATTTAAATGGGGCGGCAAAAAGACGTTTCTTTATTTTTGTGGCATTTGCCATAACAAAATGAGGGGCGAATAATGGCTCGAATTAGAACAATTAAGCCAGACTTTTGGCGAGACGAATCATTGGCATCTGTGACTCCAGAGGCCGCATTGTTGGCGATTGGATTGCTCAATCATGCTGATGACGAAGGTTATTTCAACGCTCACCCCAAGCTCATTGAATCAGACATATTCCCGCTACGGGAGCTTTCCAACACCATTACGGTAATGATTGATGAGCTTCACCGTATTGGTTACATAGAGCTGTATAAGGGCCGTGATGGAAAGCGATATGGTCATATCTGCAACTTTGCCAAGCACCAAGTCATCAACAAGAAAAACCCAAGCAAAATCAAGGCTTTGTGTGAAGTGTTGGATGATTCCGTTACCACTACGGTAGTCCTACCAGTTGGAATGGAAGGGAATGGAAAGGAAAAGGAAAAGGAAAAGAAAGCAGCCAAGGCTGCGGCAACTGTCGTTGCTTGTCCCTCAGATGTTGATAAACAGGTTTGGGATGATTGGGTATCGCTTCGCAAAGCAAAGAGCGCCAAGGTCACTCAAACGGCTGTTGATGGCGCAAGGTCTGAGGCTGGCAAAGCTGGAATGTCCTTGGAAGACTTTTTCAGAGTTTGGTGCTTGCGCGGTTCGCAGGGTTTGATGGCTGAATGGCTAAAACCTGACGAGCGTAAGGCAATGACAAACAAGTTCGATGTAGCGCACACCACTACACCGCCACCGCCAAACCAAGATGCTGCTCTCAAGAAGATTGCGGAAGACCGTAAAAAGGCTGTGCCAATGCCTGCCGACATCAAGGCGAAGATGGCTGAATTGACAAAGGGTATGAAGGTATGACGGATGAAATTCCAACTTTTGAGCGAAACACTCCTACTTGTCCTCATTGCGGGTATCAGATGGATTCAGACGATATGCTGTCGACGCAAAAAGGCATTGATGTTTTTGCTATGGCTCCTCGTGAAGAAAAAGAAGTTTTGACTTGCCCATCTTGTGACAAAGAATATTGGGTTCAAGGTGGCTATTACCCGCATTACACAAGTGCATTTTCGGAGGAAGAATTATGAAAGGCAAACATACGCAAGGGCCGTGGAAATACGAGAAGCTAGTTCAAAAAGTTTATGGTCGATCTGTTGGAGGTTGTAGTATGCAAGAGTCAGATCACATGATTGCAGATATTCGAGGATGGGGGCATCTAAGTTATTTGCCTGATGGAGCAGAAATTCAAGATGCAAATGGTCGCTTAATTGCCGCTGCGCCTGATCTTCTCAAGGTTTTACAAAGTCTTTTGCCAACATTGGAAGATCAAAGAATTGCAGACGATGCTCGTGCTGCTATTGCTAAAGCAACGGGGGAAGAATGATTGGCAACGAAACGAAAACCCAAGGAAGCCCCAAGACTGTTTGGGCCACCACTGGAGCGCCCAAGCAAATACAAAGGCGGAATAACTCAAGCGGAGTTGGAACACATGAGGGACTGCGAAGCCCGAGAGTGGATAAGAAGGTACAAAGAGAAGGCCCAGACCACTTCTGCTATCGAAGCATCGAATTGGTGGCAGCACCATTTAGAACAAATGCAGCGAATCAGAGGCGAATCCGCTACTTTGGATTTGAGGCGGCGCATGACTGAACAACAAAAGAAAGCAAAGAAATGAAACTAGAAATCATGGATATTGAAATCAAAGACGCACCACTTTCAGGCAGGACAAAGAATTGCTTGAAGTTTGCAGGGATTCAGTACGTTTCAACCCTGCCGCAATTAGAGGCTATGGAGTTGTTGCATATTCCAAACATGGGTAGAAAAAGCGTTGAGGAAGTAATTGAATATTTGCATTCAATTGGTGTTGCATTGAAAGGTCAAGATAAATTTTACAAGCGAAAGCAGCAATTGCCTTGGGTTGTAAGGCTGATTGAAGAGGCTGTCGCCAAGGAGCGTTTGGCGTGTTTTGATGCTGCGTATGACGCAAATGCAACCACAGATGTATTGAAAGCAATCAAAGCAAGAGGTGAAGCGTGAGAATCGAACTCGACTTCCCTCCTGCTGAACTATTCCCAAATCGAGCCAAGGGAACGCATTGGGCCAAGCTGTACCAAGTCCGTAGTGACTACCGCGACAACTCAACCTTCCTTGCCAAACATCAAATCAAAAATTGGAAGCATGACGGCGGGGACATCCGCCTAAAGCTGACATTCATCATGCCCGACAAACGGATGCGTGATGCTGATAACTGCCTAGCGGCAGCTAAAGGTGCGTTGGATGGACTGTCAGATGCCTTGATGGTGAATGACAAGTTCTTCCAACCCATCGAAATCCATCGTCAATTTGGCGATAAATCAACCCGTAAGCTAGTCGTTGAAATAGGAGAATGACATGACAATTCAGAAGACCCTCAAAGCCCGTCAAAAGACGCATGGCAGTTTTGCAACCCACGCTGTAATCAGCCAACAGCTCAAGGCCGTGATGCGTGAGCATGGCTTGCTTGAGTTGGCTCCAGACCAGATTGAGGCATTGGAGATGATTGCTCACAAGATTGCGCGTGTACTGAATGGAAATCCAAACCACCATGACCATTGGCATGACATCTCTGGCTACGCTGAGTGCGCGGCTGAACGCTTGGAGTAAACCATGTGCGATAAGACAAGACAGACATACTACGAAAACTTGAAGCTGATGGGGTTTCCAGACCTCATCGCAGCTTCAATTGCAGCTCAAGCGGTAGAGCCAAAAGTATCGTCAAAAAAATACGATATGGAATCAACGGTTTATGGATTCCAACTGTGGGAAAAAACCAAAGAAGGCAATACTTTTTGGGTTTGGTTTAAGAACTCGCTGCCATGAAGTACAAGCTCTACGAAGAAAAGCAAGCCCACGCCACTATGTTGGCGGTGTGGAACATCATCAAGGAATCAATCTATGGCGGCAAGAAAGTCATATTGGAGGTCACTGAGGAGCATCGCAGCGACCCCCAAAACAAGAAATTCCACGCCATCATTGGTCAGATTGCGAAGCAGGCAAGCCATGCAGGAGCGAAATGGGATGTGGAAGCGTGGAAGCGCCTCCTCATCGACCAATGGGCTAAAGATTCAGGGCGTAACCGAGGAGATTTGGTCGCTTCATTGGATGGAGGGGATGTCATTCAGCTTGGCATCCAAAGCCGAAAGTTCACCAAAGCCGAGGGCGCTGAGTTCATCGAATGGCTACTGATGTGGTCTGCAACCAACGGAATTGACATCAAAGAACCAGATTGGCAATAACTATGGTATAGTTATCTCAACCCAATCAAGGGTTACACAAGATAGGACAAGATATGAATGTAGTTTTTTTCGTAATGGGATTAGTTTGTTTTGCGCCTGCTGCGGTTGCAGTTGCAGACATGATTTTTTGGTTTTGGACTGACAACCAATTAAGTTTTATTGCATGGGAACCCGCAAGGGGCGCGTTTGTTTGGTTTAGTTCCATGTGTGGCGCTGGAAGCGTTGCTGTTGCTTGCAAATTAACTGATTGAGGTAAGTATGAATTGGCCTTTCCCACCAGCAACAGGCGCAGTTCCTTGGACTGCCAAACAAATCAAAGCGTACAACCAAGCGCAACGCGCACAAATGCCAGAGGCTCCGCTATGAACAGCCAACAACTACAAATTGCAATTGATAAATGTATGGTCATCATTGTTGAAAAAGGAACCAATTTAAAGCATTACCAGCCTCATTTTTATGAGAGGCTGTGTGAAGTCACGTTGAAAATGTTAAACGTGCAGGCGGCAAGGGCTGGATTGGTAACTCATTCAACAATTCAACTCAAGGAAAAGAATACATGACCGACGAACAATTATGGGATTGGGTAAAACGCGCCTGCAATCTTCACCCAAACGCCCCAATCGTTCCGCAACTGTTGGCTCAGTTCAGTTACGTTGCAGCGTGCGCTGTGTGTGACCACGTTGCAAATCAAAGCGCTGAAATCCAGATTGATGAATGGAATGAATTAACCGACAAACAAAAGTTGATTCTTATTAGAAACGCGCCAGACTGGACAACCCTACAACTGATTGAAGAAACTGAAACAATGTTAAGGATAAACAATGCGTAAACGCTGCCGCCGCCGTGTGTGGTCTACCGAAATCAACCCTATCGCTCATGCCATTGCTGGTGCTTGCGTCACTGACTCAGGCTCATTGAATGAGCTTCGCGTTGGTGAACTTCGCTCATTGGAAGCCATGAAGACAGGCGAAGCTGGTGTTCAAGAATGGCAAATCCTTGTGGACATGATGAACATTGCTGAAACAATGGGCAGAAACGGCATTGGCCCAGAAGTCTTGGAGCATTGCGAGATTGCCAATGAAGCCCTATACCGCGCTGCCAAACGATACCAAGCCACAAAGACAATGGGTTTGACAGGTGAAGGTCTGAAAGCATTGGGTGACATCATGGAATACCACGACCTCCAAAGAACCAGTGTCTCAAGGGCCAAGTACCAACAGATGATTGAGAAGACCCGTAACTACCTAAAGTCGCATGGCAAGTATGTGACGCACATTGAATAGGGCAAGACATGAAATTTACAGAATGGTTCCCGCCTCACATTAAGCCTTATCGCAAAGGTGTGTATCAACAAATCTGCGGTCTTGGAAAAGATATTGGCTATCAGTATTGGGATGGGAAAAATTGGCATGGATGGGAGCGAACAGCTTTTTGGGCAAAACAAGCTGCTTTTGTTTGTGGCCCAAGTTGCGATGAATGGCGCGGCATCGAAAAGGATATGACATGACAGACGAAACAATTGAATTAAAAGAAGGTAGCGCAAGCGCACCGGTTGAAATCATCATTTCAGAGCCAAAACCAAAAGGATGGTTGGCTTTTTATCGTTCAAGTCATCTTGTGTCTTGGAACGTCATATACCCAAGTGACTATACAAACAGAAATTGGCTTGCTTGTCCATCGCCTTTGTTTGAAACAAGGGATGATGCAATCCGAGAAGTTCAGAAATACGCAGCAAACTCAGGTGGTGAAGCTAGATTGATATTGGTGACGCTATGACACAAACTGACATTTTTGACATGGCTAAACAGGCTGGCTTTCCAACGAATTACAACGATACAACATTGCTACACGGGAAAGAAATTCAAGATTTTGCCAAACTGGTAGCAGCTAAAGAGCGTGATGAATGGGCTAAAGAGTTTGCAGGATTAGGTGAATGGACTGCTGTGCATATCCTTGAAACAAGAGGTGAAGCATGAAAGCCTCAGACATTGGCAGTAAAGACTGGTGGATGGTTGTTCGGACAATGCCATTGGAGGAGTCGTTCATTCATTTAAGTGATTATCGAATTTCTTTGTTGCAATACAACGCTGGACACCCGCAATACATCAATGCCTCAACACAGATTGCCAAGGTTAATGTGGAGTTGAAAAGACTCAATAGAGTCATTGACGATTCGCGTTGGTATAGGGCTTGTAAAAATGTGCTTGACCAAGAATTGTTTGATGCGGTTTTGCAAGAAAAGCGCCGCTTGGAAGATGAATCAAGGACGCGACCATGATGTACCCCAAGCATGAATACGTCCGTAGCCCCAAGTTGCTCAAAGCGGTAAGGGAGCTATCCTGCCAATCCTGTGGCTCAGACTACGGCGTACAGGCTGCTCATACCAATTGGGGTGGAGGCAAGGGTAGGTCAATCAAAGCTGATGACAGCCACATTGCGGCCCTTTGCCCGACCTGTCACCACGCTATTGACCAAGGCAACCTGTTAAGCCGCGAACAACGGATGAAGCTATGGGTTGTCGCCCATTACAGAACCGTGAGAAAATTGACCCAATCAGGGATGTGGCCTAGTGAAGTGCCAATCCCATTCGACCAACAGTACGAGGACATCTGGAATGAAGAAATATACAGCCAGCATTGAAGCGCAACACAAAGGGGCCGACCCTGTGATGCAATTTGTCATGTGCCTATTGCACAGCGTCACCAATGCTCATATCCTCCACCTGTCCACCAACAGCTACTCGACCCACCAAGCACTCGGAAATTTCTACGCAGAAATAGGCGACCTTGTTGACGGATTTGTTGAGGCGTTCCAAGGTAAGTACGGCTTACTGACTGATTACAAGTCTGATTACGCTGTACCCGCCAACCCAATCGACTACATGAACTACCTCAAGGCCGAGGTAGAGAAGCTGCGCCGTGACCCTAAGTTTCCACAGGACTCAGAGTTGCAGAACGAGGTGGACACCATTGCCAACCTCATCAACTCAACCCTCTACAAGCTGCGCTTCCTCAAGTAAGTTTGCAGACAGCCACGAAAATGGCCGAGTCATTGTGAACAGTCGAAACCTACCTAGTGTAGGTTTTGGCGTTTATGGTGGGTAGGTTGAGGGATTTTTGTAAAGTATTTAGCCCTGATGGAAATAAAAAATAGCGTCAATCGACTGAGCTTGTTTGAAAAAAAGTTTCCAGCCAAAAATCACGCGCTCATTTTTTTTTCCAAAAACCTCGGATGGGGGGTCTAAAAATACGTTAGTTTTTGCCCCGTGAAACATTTTTTTGGTGTTTCACGGCTAGAAAATGTTTGCAAAGCGCGTGCAAGTGCTTGATTCATATAGAAAAAGCCCGCCACGCGCCACGCTGCCGCCGCTCTTGCCACGCTTTGCCACGCAACGCCGCGCCGCCCAAAACGCCCGCAAAAGCCCCGTTTTAAGGCTTTGCCCCGCGCTTTTGATAACCCGCCGCAACGCTGCCGCCATACCCACAAAAGCCCCCGCAAACCCCGCAAAAGCCCCGTTTTTTAGGCTCTTGCCCGCCCGCTTTGGGCCTTATTTACACCCGCCACGGCAGCAAAACGCCGCCGCCACGCCTTAAAGCTGCCCCCATACCCTCCCCCCGCCAGCC